GATATGATTGATTACGGATACGTTTTCGATACAAGATATTTTAATCCCTTAACAGTAGCTATAAAACTACTAAAAGGGAAATGGTGGAAGTACAAAGCATGATAGAAGTCAGCAGGCAAGATATAATCCCAGATTATCTTCTTGACTTTCCAGCCGCAGATAAGTTTCTCAAGCTCCCAGTAGAGCCGTACATGGATTTACTGGGTATTGAGGCACTCCCGTCCCAAGTAGCTATTATAAATGCAATCAACTCTCCTAAGTACAGATTCGTCTGTGCTGCAGTTTCACGACGTCAGGGAAAAACTTATATAGCGAATATTATTGGGCAACTGGTATCTCTTGTTCCTGGTTCCAATATTCTTATTATGTCCCCCAACTATGCCCTATCTCAAATTTCTTTTGATCTACAGCGAACGTTAATCAAACACTTCGATCTGGAAGTTACCAAAGACAACGCAAAAGATAAGGTTATCGAAATATCTAACGGCTCTACAATCCGGATGGGATCAGTAAACCAAGTTGACTCTTGTGTTGGTAGATCATACGATTTAATTATTTTTGACGAAGCAGCACTAGCTGATGGTAAAGACGCTTTCAACGTAGCACTACGTCCCACGCTAGATAAAGACAATTCAAAAGCTATCTTTATTTCAACACCACGGGGTCGCAACAACTGGTTTGCAGAGTTTTTTGATAGAGGCTTTGATGATCAGTTTTCAGAGTGGGTATCTATAAAAGCTACTTATAAGTCTAATCCTCGTATGTCAGAGAGCGATATCTCAGAAGCTAGAAAGAGTATGTCAGAAGCAGAATTCCGACAAGAGTATGAAGCTGACTTCAATACCTTTGAAGGTCAAGTATGGAGTTTTGATTTCGAGAAGTGCACTGGCTCTTTTCAGGATATGGAGACTAAACGTCTTGATATATTTGCAGGGCTTGACGTAGGCTATAGAGACCCGACAGCATTTTGTGTAATTGGATATGACTGGGATGAAGAGAAGTTCTACTTACTAGATGAGTACTTAGATGCTGAAAAAACAACAGAGCAACACGCTGGTGAAATACAAAGACTTATTGATAAGTGGGATATAGACTATATCTTTATTGACTCCGCAGCTCAACAGACACGATTCGACTTTGCACAAAACTATGATATTAGCACTATTAACGCAAAGAAGTCAATACTAGATGGTATTGCTAGAGTAGAGGGAATAGTTGATAATGACAGATTGTTTATTGATCAGACCTGCACAGAAACTTTAGCAGCACTTGACCAGTACCAGTGGGATCCTAACCCGAATCTACTTAAAGAAAAACCAAAACATAACAGAGCCTCGCACATGGCAGACGCGCTAAGGTACGCCCTTTACTCGTTTGAAACATCAAACAGTGGCTTCTAACGACACCATCCAAAAATAATATTTGACATGGTACCTTAAACTCGATATAATTCTGGTATTAGAAAATGGATTTAAAAAGAGACATCGTAAAATACATAAGAGACAAAGCAAAGAACAAGTATGAAAAAGGCAGTGAATGCCGAATATGTGGAGAGAAAGTCAAACTAGACTTCCACCACTTTTATACGTTAGCTCCTCTTATACATGATTACGTAGCAAAGAACAAATTAGACCCTAAGAATGTGCTTTCTTTTAGAGAAGACTTCATAGCAGAGCATCAAGCAGAGTTATATGAACATACGGTAACTCTCTGCAATGCTCACCACTTACAGTTACACTCCATTTATGGGAGAAACCCTAGCTTAGGCACTGCAAACAAGCAGAAAAATTGGGTAGAGATTCAAAGAGAAAAGCATGGCATGGTATAGTAACATTTTTGGTAATAAGGCTGATGAAGCCGACATGGAAAAATTGAATCCTATACAGCAATACTTTGGTAACGATAAAGAGGGTTCTAGAGAGTATACTCAGAATTACGAGCAGTTCTATGAAACGCTAGAGATTGTTAATCGCGGCGTTAATATGATTGTAGATGACGTAGCAGAGATTCCAGTAGTTGTTCAGCCTAATCAAACAAATGGCGTTCAAAAAGGAATGAGACGATCTACCGTAAATAAGCTACTTAATAAAGAGCCTAACTTATTTCAAGATGTCAGCTCTTTTAAAAGAAACCTAATTACCGACTATTTACTAGACGGAAACATTTTTATATACTACGATGGTGCTCATTTGTATCATCTACCTGCAGATAGCGTAACAATACACGCAGACCCAAAAACATTTATAGAGAAGTACACATATAACGATGTAGACTATGGTCCAGACGAGATCATACACGTTAAGGAAAATTCCTTTTACTCTATTTTCCGAGGTACTTCAAGACTGAAGCCCGCTGTACGAACTATGGCCCTTACTACTTCAATGAGAAAGTTTCAAGATAACTTCTTCAAGAACGGAGCTGTACCAGGACTAGTACTAAAAAGCCCAAATACATTAAGTGAAAAGATTAAAGAACGAATGATTCAATCATGGAGCATTCGATATCGTCCAGACGCAGGTGGTAGACGCCCTCTGATTCTTGATGGTGGTATAGAGATTGATAGTATTTCTAACGTAAACTTTAAAGAGTTAGACTTCCAATCTTCTATTACAGAAAACGAAACAATTATATTAAAAGCATTGGGTATCCCGCCTATCTTATTAGACTCAGGAAACAATGCAAACATTCGTCCCAATATGAGAATGTATTATCTTGAAACAATCTTACCAATAGTAAGAAAGATAAACTACGCTTACAGCCGCTTCTTCGGATACGAAATAAAAGAAGACGTCATAGATATCCCAGCTCTACAACCAGAGCTTAGAGATCAGTCACAGTACTATAGTTCATTAGTAAATGGTGGTATTATTACTATCAATGAAGCCAGAACTAGATTAGGCTTTGAAGCTTTAGATGGACAAGACGATGTTAGAGTTCCTGCCAATATAGCAGGAAGTGCAGCCAACCCAGATGAGGGTGGTAGACCAACTGAAGGTGATGAAGATGGCAGTGACTAGAAATAGAAAACACAGATTAGTACAGGAATTAGGAATGTACTTTGCTGAGAAAGGATATGTTGTTTCTTTAAATGAGTATAAGAGAGCCCTTGATAGACCGGCTTTCTTATCTCCTAAAGAGATAGTAAAAGTGATGGGAACGTATACCGGAGCAGTAGACTGGATTGAAAAATACGAACCGGAACTATGGGAACTTATTCACCAAAAAGAGGATAAAGATCCTCTAACGGAATTAGCCCAAGCAAAAACGGGGAAAAAGAATGGATAAAATTTTTAATTTAACCTCAACTTTCAAAACCCATACGGTAGACGATGGATCAGTAATGATTCGCGGTATGGCAAGTACAGCAGATTTCGATCGTGCTGGCGACTCTATCTCAGCTCAGGCTTGGGAGAAGGGTGGTTTAAAGAATTTCGAAAAGAACCCTATCATTCTTTTCAATCATGATTACGATCGTCCTATCGGTCGTGCTACAGGCCTTAAAGTAACAGAGAATGGTCTGGAGTTAGAAGCAAAGATTAGCAAGTCAGCACCCGCTAATGTTTGCGAATTAGTAAAAGAAGGTATCCTTGGAGCATTTTCTGTTGGTTTCCGAGTCAAGGATGCTGATTTCATAAAGGAAACTGACGGATTAATGATAAAGGACGCAGAATTATTTGAGGTATCGGTTGTTTCCGTACCTTGTAATCAGGAAGCTACTTTCTCGCTAGCGAAATCTTTTGACTCTATGGACGAGTATGAAGAATTCAAAAAAACTTTCACAAATCGTGTAGATCTAGCCGGTCAGACTCTGGCTAAAGACGAAGTTAATACTTCTAGCGTAGCTAGTGATACACCGGACGGAACCGAAAAGGTTCAAAAGGAGATACAAATGTCTGAAGTTAATACTCCAGAAATCGACTTAGCCGCATTTGCAAAGCAAGTAGCAGAAGAAACTGCTACCAAGATTGCCATGAAGCAAGCCGAACAGAAAGCCGCGGACGAAGCCGCAGCACAAGAAATCGTTGAGAAAGAAGCAGCTGAAGCTGAAGCTAAAGCTCAACAAGAAGAAACAGTTAAGACTGCTGTAGTATCTGGTGTACAATCAGGTGCCGAGCGTCTAATGGCTGACATGCAAGCAGACTTCGCATCTAAAGGTGTTGAAACTGCTGAAGTACTAGAAAAGTACAAGTCTGCGTTGATGGAAAAATCAGCTGAGCTTGAAGCTATGCGTACTAGCAAGCGTGACTTCTCTGGCCGTACAAACGGCGTAGATGCTAAAGCAATGGGTGGCGATTTATTGTCTGCTCACATTCTTGGTAAGATTACTGGTAAAGGTTGGGATACTAACTTTGGCCGTGAAACTCTAGAAAAAGCTGGCGTAACATATACTGGTACTGCTGGTGATGGTTCTGCAGTTGGTGTTGACGTAATCGTATCAAACCAGTTTGAAGAAGAAGTTCGTCAGGCAATGAAGGTTGCACCTTTGTTCCGCGAAATTCAAGTTTCAAGTGGTGCTACTGTACTACCAATCGCTCCTGATACCGAAGCTGCTAACTTTAGTGCTGGCGGTGCTGATACAGCTGCGAACAACTTGGAAGAAGCAGGCGCATCTGATAATAACTATAACGTTAATCAGGTTATTTTGCAAGCACACAGATTGATTTCAAGCACGTTTATTCCTGCTGATACTGACGAGCAAATCGTTATTTCAATCCTACCTATGCTTACCTCAGCTCTAGCACGTGCTCACGCAATCGCTATTGACTCAGCTCTACTAGTTGGTGCTGGTGCAGGTAACATCTCTAAAGGTCTAGTAGGTGTGAACGGTACTGACAATGCAAACGGTTACGGTGCAGCTTCTGCTCTTACCGCACTAGATGCTTCAGGCTCTGGTCTTGTAACTCCTGCTAACCTTCTTGCACTACGTAAGGAAATGGGTAAGTACGGTCTAGAAGCTAGCCGTGTAGCTTACATCGTTCCTACTGATGCATACTTCAACTTGATTGATGCTTCAGGATTTACCGATGTAACAGAAGTTGGTAGTGATTTGGCTACTAAGCTTTCTGGTATGGTTGGTACGGTCTTCGGATCACCTGTAATTGCTACAGATCGTCTAACTAGCAACCTGGCTAACGCTGGTGCAGCTACTACTACTGCAGCTCTTGCTGTAAACATGGATAACTATGTGATTCCACGTTTGCGCGGTGTTAACGTAGAAACTGACTACATCGTCAAAGAGCAGCGTACCGTATTGGTCGCAACTCAGTCTCTTGGCTTTAACGAGTTGGTTGCTGGCGCGGGTACTAATAAGCCTGCAGTTCGTTTCCCTTTCCAATAGGCTAAGGGTTGCTTTGATCTGGGAGATACTCTCTTCCAGATTATTAACCTGGGGGAGTTTATTCTCCCCCAAGTTTTTACTAATATACTTATGGCAAATTTAATAACATTAGAAGAATATAAAGAAGCAGAAGGCATTGGAAGTCCCAAAGAGGACTTGCGTATCAGTGCCTTAGTTCCGGCTGTGAGTCAATTAGTAAAAACTTATTGTGGTAATACATTCGTAGATTTCTACTCTACGAATAAAGAAGAATCATTTAACATAACGTGGGGAACTAATATAGTTCAACTAACAGAAAGCCCCATAAATTCAATTGTTTCAGTTCAGGAGAGAGATTCTTATGGAACAGATTATACGACTCTTACTACTACGGCGTTCGACTATTTTCTCGATGAAAGTACCGACAGTATTGCTAGAACTAATTCTAGCGGTGGTGCTGTTAACTGGCCTCGTGGTCCTGGGTCCGTAAAAGTAGTTTATAGAGCAGGCTACGCCTCGGTACCAGAAGATCTAAAGTTAGCAATAATTGACTTAATTACTTACTATTTAAAAGATGAGCACAAAGAACGTAGAACTCTTGGCGCAGCTAGTATTCAGAATCAAAGCTCTACGAGTCAACGTAATAATGTAGCTTTCCCAGACCATATTAAGCGAGTGTTAGACTTGTACAAAAACTACTAATGAGTAAAGCACTTGTAGACAAGCTTATAAAGGATTTTTTAACTGATCCTAAATACAAGCGACGATGGGATACAGTCCTTAGAAGCCAGATGGGTGGACAAGCCCACATTACTACAATAACAGAAGCTGACCTGGTTACTCTATACAGAGATAATACTATAGCTGCTATCTACGGAGAGAAGTCTTTTAAAGATGCAGAAGTTGCTGCAAACAGAGTAAAAGGTATTGAGAAAGCTGCAGTTATGGCTGCTTCTCACGTTTACTCTAACTTTGAAACGTACTATGCAAGAACTCGTGGTAAAAGGAAAGGATCTGTAGTTAGAGAGGGCAATAAAATTATAGTACGACAGCCTAGTGGCTTACACTCTTCTATACAAAGAATAATATGGCAGCAAGGTTGGAAGCAGTTAAAGAATACTCCAGAACTATCAGCTCAGAGTAGAAAAAGAGTAGGTTCGGCAGAGGGTATGAAAGTTTTTAGAAGAAGAACTCAAAATCTTCACGAAGAAAAAACAACTGTAGGATCTTTTACGCTATCCAAGTTGTATGAACGCGTAATGTCAAATACTATAAACAGTGACTTTACAGTAGCTCAGACAACGGTTATAGCTAACACTATTGGGGAGTATTTTGGAGCTGTAACAGCAGTGTGGCAAAAGGAGCAAATGGTAGGACAGTATAGTGTTTCTGATACTTTAGAGATACCTTTAACAATTGGCCCTCAAAGTAGTAACCCTGCAGGTTCAGAAGCATATGACTGGAAGCAGATAAGAGGTAAATTGGAACAAGCACTTTTTGAGCATGCCATGCAAGGAAAATTTGGAGAACAGTATGCTAATACTGGGGGCAGTAAACCTTTAACAGAAAAAGTAACGGATAGAGCCTTACATATAGTTGTAGAAGAAATTGAGAAGTCTTTAAAAGGCAAAAAATCTATTAAGTTTAGTAAAACTACTTTGCCAAAAGAAGAAAAAGGAAAGACAAAATACTCAGGAAAACAGTCTGATAATAAAAAGCCCTTGAAAGCTAAACGTTCGAAGATTAAAAGAAACAAGTACAGTGTTACTACGAGTAAGAATCAAAAGACCGCAATGTCACCGATAGCTTTAGCAGCATTAATAAATGCTAAACTACCAGACGAGGTTGCGTCTAAGATGGGGCCTCCTAGACTACAAAATCAGTCAGGACGATTTGCTTCATCCGCAAGAGTTACTGATGTATCAACTACAACACAAGGATTTCCCAGCATAGGGTATACGTATCAAAAAGACCCCTATCAAGTATATGAAGTAGGCAGTGGCACAAGATATAGTGACGCTCAGAAAGATCCCAGGCCTCTAATAGACGCTTCTATACGCAATATCGCTGCACAATTTTTAACAGGAAGACTATATACTAGGAGAGTATAATGACAAGAACTTACACTTCTAGAAGAGCAAATATAGTAGAAGCTATATCAGAGAAGCTAAAAGAAATAAATGGGTCTGGAGCATATTTATCTGATGTAGAGAATAATGTTCATCCCTTTCTACGATTCTGGGATGAAGTACAAGAGTTTCCTGCAATACATTTAAATGCAGGAAGCGAAACCAGAGAGTATCAAGGCGGAGGGTACAAAGACAGGTTTTTATCTGTCACTGTTCGTTGCTATGTTAATGAAGAAGATGCGCAGTCAGCACTAAATGCATTGATGGAAGATGTAGAGACAGTTCTAGAGGAGAGCTCTCAGATACAGTACTCGGATAGAATGAATAACATATTTAATGTTCAACAGATCACTATAATCAGTATTGATACTGATGAAGGTGTACTTGAGCCTTTAGGAGTCGGAGAGATTCTTATAGAGGTTCGTTATTAGAAAATACTGGCACGAACAAATGTTCACGTCCAAGTCTTTTCAAGTTTCATAGGAGATAACTATGGCACAACAACTATATTTTAGCCGCGACTCGAAGATGTTTATTGAGTTTGATGGCGTTGTATGGGAAGTTCCCGTACTAGATGGATTTAGTTTCTCGCAAGCTACAAACAGTACAGAGATTACTCTGAACGAGATGGAGTCTACAGGTGGAGTCAGCCGTCGTGGTCGGAGAGCTTTTAACGACTCTTTGGCACCAGGCGAATGGTCTTTTTCAACATATGTACGCCCATTTAAATCAAGCACAACAGGCACAGGAAAAGCAGATTCTGCAGCTGAAGTTCACGCAGTAGAAGAAGTTCTTTGGGCTTTATTTGCTGGTGCAAAAAATTATGATGCTACCGCTTTCGATTACGATACAGGCGGCACCAATGTAATTACACCCGGTACCTCTTCTAGTACAATTAATTTAGGATCTTCTAACTCATCCACATTAGGCACAGCTAACGTGTACTTTGTACTTGGTTCTGATAATCGTAAAGTGATGAAGTTGAAAGACGTTACTGTTAATGAAGCAAGCGTTGATTTTGATATTGACGGTATTGCTACTATTAACTGGTCTGGAAGTGCTTCAGAAGTACTAGACTTTACTGGAAGTACTCATGAGGATAACACCGCCCCTGTACACAGCGACACCACTAATGATGGTGGAACTATTGCAATAGGTGATGTATGGCTGGACGCTAATGATTCTTATCGTTTGTATGTTCTTACAAATGTAACTAACGGTTCAGAAGCAAGAACTGCCTATAGAGACGAAGCGGTTCTAGCTACTAATAACTTTATTCGTAATCGTCTAACAGTATTAAGTGTTACCCCTACTACTAGAGACCCAGACTCCGACTCAGTCAACGAGCTAGAAACCAACTACAGCTTGACTCTTACAGGCGGTAACGTGACTTTTACTAATAATATCAGTTATATTACTCCAGAAGAATTAGGTATTGTAAACGTGCCAATCGGTCACGTCACAGGCACTCGTTCTGTATCAGGTTCTTTTACTTGTTACTTAACGGAAGATACTTCAGCTACTAATGCTTCTGCGGACTTCTTTGATGATTTACGTGGTATCACAAACGTAGTAACTAACTCTTTTGCTTTAGTATTTAAGATTGGTGGTGCTTCTGGTACTCCTCGTCTTGAATTAAATATGCCTACTTGTCACTTGGAAATTCCTACTCACTCTGTTGAGGACGTCATTTCTCTTGAGACGAACTTCATGGCGCTGCCTACAACCATTGCAGGCACAGATGAAGCAACAATTATTTATCACGGCGCTGTCGTATAATACAAAATTGTTGGGTATGAAAGGGGCTTCGGCCCCTTTTTATTTGACCAAGGAAAAATAAATCTTGACATTTTTCCTTACCTCCCTTATAATATAGATTCATCAAAAGTGAGAATGCTTTATTCTCTTAGAGCTAAGAACCAATGCCAAGTTATAATTTTAAGAGAGAAGCAGAACTTTTCATAGTTCACAATAATAATAGATACGCTCTAGATATTACCGATGTGTCTTTTAGTCAGACTTTTGCAGAGAAAAGTTACCCAGTAAAAACACTGCACAATCCTACTGATTATTTTGAAGGAAGTGTGATTACTAAGGCAAATCCTGCTAATTTTTCTTTTGAAGTATATGCCCTACAAGAAGCAGACTTCACTATAGTAGAGACTTTATTAGTAAGTACTGCTTCTTTTGATGTCTATGTAAAAACACCTGAAGATGTTTTTAAACTTGAAAAATGTGTCATTACAAATGGTAGTTTCGTAATTGAGAAATCACGGCCCCTGAGTATTGAAATTCAAGGAGAAGCATCTAAATTGACAAGAGGAGCGACCTTAGCAGGCACTCTTCAATCTAGATCAAATACAAGAACCTTTATTGTCGCACCAACGGTAGAGATAACTTTAGGTTCTTCCTCCCTTACAGATATAGTGTCTGTAACTGCTGAACTACAGAACGATATAGAGTGGCTACCTTATGAAACTCTAAATGCTTCGTTAGCTGTAGGAGCTGCTGTAAATTCTATGTATCCCGATGGGTATACTGTAAAAAAGAAAATATTAGCAGGGTCCATTTCTCAGTATCTAACTGATACGAATACTAGTAACGTACAAACATGGAACGATTCTCTGTCTTTAGAAATAAAGGCGGGAAATGGTCTTTCAGGGTCCTCTTTTAGAGGGTTCCATATAGGAGCAGCAACTAGTACTTTTACAAATCGAATAAATACAAGCAGTTTATTTATTCAAAACTATGACTGGAGAATTATAGATAATTCAAGTTCTCTAGCAACAATATTTAAATATGTAACAAACTGAGGAGTTTAGTTAAAAATGGAACTTAAAAAATTAATGGTTGACACTAAGTCTGTATGGATAGACTTTCCAGGTCTAGACGGCTTCTCTGTAGAGGTAGCTAATCTTTCCAGAAAGGAGTTAACTAGTTTAAGAAAAAGATGCACAACCAACAAGTTTGATAGAAAAACGCGTATGGTACAAGAAGACTTGAATGAAGAAAAGTTTATATCTGAGTTTTCAAAAGCAAGTATTAAAGGGTGGAAAGGACTAAAAATAGAGTATTTAGAAACTCTTATTCTCATAGACTCTGAAGGGCAAGACCCTGATTCAGAAGTAGCCTATAGCATAGATAATGCTGAAGTATTAGTTAGTAACTCAACCGAATTTGATACGTGGCTCAACGAGGTAGTCTTTGACTTAGAGAACTTTCGATCTGGAACAAAAGGAAAAGGCACTAAAAAGGCTGGAAAAACTATTTCAGAATAGTGATACCGGAATGACTCGGGACAAGTATTTAGCAATGATGGAGCAGCTTGGACAAGAGCCTAAAGACCATGAAATACCCCCAGACTGGGAAGATATGCCGGATATAGTAGTTGAAGCTATCAATTGTTTCAACATACTAGGAGACAGAATGTATCCTGAAATTGGATACGTAGGCAAAGACTATACTAATTTGTCTTTTTATATGGGATCGTACAGCGTTAGCGAACAAGAGTTCTTTTTAGAAATTCTTCATTGGCTAGATGCAAGAGCTATCAAAAAATCTTCTGAACAATTAAAGAAGGAGTATGATAAGCTAAAGAGAAAGAAATAGTGGCTAATACAGTAAAGTTGACAATCAAAGTAGACGATAATGGGTCTCTTAATGTCGTTGCAAAAGAAGCAAAAGCTGCTGCAGCCGCTACTGACAAACTTGGCAGCTCAACGGATAAGCTCAGTAATAAGAAAAATAGATTTAACAAGTTAGAGAAAGGTACAGCGCAATTAGGCGCTAACTCTACTAAAAGTTTTTCTAAGCAAGCACAAACTATTGGCGGAGGGCTAGTCCCTGCATACGCAGTATTAGCTGCCAATGTGTTTGCTTTAACTGCCGCTTTCCAATTCTTAAAAAATGCCGCAGATGTAAGTATTTTAGAGCAATCACAGGTGGATTTTGCAAGAAATACAGGCGTAGCGTTACAGTCCGTAACTTCTAGACTTAGAGAGGCCTCCGACGGCATGTTAGGTTTTTCTGAGGCAGGACAGGCCGCTGCTATTGGTCTCGCAAAAGGATTCTCCCCTAAGCAGCTAGAAGACTTAGCTGAGGGAGCCAGAAAAGCTTCTACTGCTTTAGGCAGAGATTTTGCAGATTCTTTTGATAGGCTAGTAAGAGGTGCCTCTAAGGCAGAGCCAGAATTACTAGACGAATTAGGTATTACCTTAAGGCTAGAAGATGCTACTAGAAAGTACGCAGACGCCATAAAAGTCAACAGAAAAGAGCTTACAGCTTCGCAACGAAGCCAGGCAGTATTGATAGAAACTCAAACGCAGTTGAACGATCTCTTTGGTGCAGTCGAAGCCAAAACCAACCCATTTATAAAATTAGCAAAAACTTTAGAAGATCTAGTAAAAACTGCAACTCAAGCAGTACTACCTGTATTTGAAGGAATTGCAAATATCATAAATAGAAGTGGTACCGCAGCAGTAGCAGCTTTTGGCTTATTAGCTCTTAACATACTAAAAGCTGCCATTCCTATGGAGACAATAAGTCAAAAAGTAGAAGATTGGGCTCAAGGCCATGCCGATGCAGCTAAAAGAGCTTCTGCGGATCAATCCAAGTTCAGAGAAGAGCTATCTAAGACTAAGAAAGCACAGCAAGAAGCAGCAGCAGGAGCGGCTCAAAAAGGCGCAAAAGGACTAATGGGCCAAAACAAAAAACTTGCAGGAAGTGCATTACTTGGTAAAGTGGCTTCTGGAGTTGCTTTAAGTCCCGCTCAAAAGGGGCAGCTGAATAAAATTTTAAAAGACGCAGAATTCTCCTATAAAAGACACGGTAAAATTACTACGGGTATGTTCAAAGGTGTAAACATTGAACTAGTTCGTGGCTTTACAAGTTCATTCTCTCAAATTGATGCAAGGGTAATGACTACTGGCCAGAGAATGAAAGTTGCGTTTAAATCTGCGACTCTACAGGCAAGCGTCCTGGCAACTACACTAAAAACTAAGGTCGCGGGAGCTTTCGTAGTAGTTGGAAAAGCCGCAGGCGTTATGGGTGGAGCTATAAGTAAGGCTATGTCTTTTGCAGGTTTTATTGGTGTCTTACTAATGATTAAAGAGCTATTTATGGCTATCTTTAACTCACCTTACACTATATTATTAAACTCAGCTAAATTAGTAGATGGCATACTGAGCGTTATGGCCAAAGCGTTTAATGCGACGGCTAGAGGCATACTGGGGGTAGTAGAGAGTATAAGTACAGGAGTACTTTCTTTGTTTGGCATGCTGAAAGACGGTATAAACTTCGTTGTAAGAGGCTATATGACAGCTCTTGATGGAATTATAAATGGTGTGATTAAAGGCATAAATAGTGTAATTAATGTAGTAAATATCCTGGGCGGGGAAGGAACTATGGACGCTTTTGACTACAAATCTACTCTGCAGGATAGCATAGTTTTATTTGAAGATACAAGCTCGGGAGTAGTAAAGCTAACTGATGACTTTGTAGGGATGTCAGAGACTGTTAATCTAGCAACATCTGCTGTTGAAAACAACATGGGAGCTTTAAAAAGATTTGAAGAAGGTAACGCTGCCGTAATTAGATCAAAAGAAGCCTTAGAAGGGTACTCAGCTGCTGCCGGTAAGATGAAAGCCGACATGGAAGGTATTGCTGCAGGTATTAATGCACAAGCAGACTCAGCTAAGAAAGGTATGGCAGTAGCTAAGGCTGTAGGGACACTAGGAGTATCAGGTCAAGCTGGTAAAATTAGAAGTGACTTTATAATTCCCGACTCTGCGAGTGAATCACAAAAAGCTAAAATACTTAAAAATCAAGCAGAAGCTATGGATAAGCTAAGAGACTCCGTCGCAGGCGCTGGTAAGATTTCAAAACTATATGAAGCAGCTATAAATAAAGCCCTCTCTCCCGACGCAACACAAGAAGATATAGCTAATTTAACTAAGCTAGAGATAGCCGCAAGAGCAGCAACTTCAGGAGCTAAAGATTTAGCAGAAGGCATATCCGGTATTGGGTCCAAAATAGCAAGTAATCTAGGTGGAGGGGACGCAGAAAAAGCCATACAAAATTTAAAGGCACTAGAAGCTAATGCCAAGCAGACCGCTGGGGGCTTACAAACTTTAGAGCAGTTTGATGCTGCAACAGAGCGGCTCGCTGAATTTGAAAATGCCCTTGGTTTAGCAAACATGACAACTACTCAGTTTAGGAATGAGTTAATATCTTTAAGCGCGCAACAACAAGCACTAGCTGTTTCTCAAGAACTTGCCAATTTTCACACAGGAAGCTTTGCACAATCTTTAAAGCTATCTAATGAACAGACAGGTTTAGCTCTTCAAATGGAAGCTAATAGACTAGCACTACTGACAGAATTAGACCCTATAGAGGCAAAAAAGCTTACACGAATGCAAGAAACTCTTCGTATTCAGTTGCTTTTAAACTCAGCTAAGCAAGGCGAGGCACAAGCGCAAGTTCTTTCTGATAATATGGGAGGAAGCGCAAGCCTAGTAGGATCAGCGAAAGGAGATACGGCCAGAGCAGGTTTACAGATAGCAGTTGAAGAGGCAGAAGCACAGTACGCAGGTTTAATGGGAGCTTTTGTTATGGGGGACGCTACTTTAGCAGAACTAAAGATAGCAGAAACTGCGCTAGCTACCGCAAAATCAGACCAGATTAAGGGATCTATACTGCAAGCTAGTGAAGCTCTTAAAAACTTAGGGGAAGATTTTAAAGCATTAGGACCTGAGGGAGCTGTAATGGGCAGTATGGCCACAGGTATAGGAAGTATGGCTGAAAGTTTTACAACTGCTTTTGAGATTATAGGTGATTCAGGTAAATCAGCAGGAAGTAAGATCATGGCAGGAATGGCTGCTGCCAACAGTATGATACAAGCTATTGGAGGCACACAGAAAGCCGCTTCCGATGCAAGAGTTAAAGCTCTCGACGGAGAGATAGCCGCAGAGAAGAAAAGAGACGGCAAGTCGAAAGAGTCCTTAGCTAAAATAGCTCAGTTAGAAAAGAAAAAAGAAGCTGAGAAAAAGAAAGCGTTTGAAGTCGATAAAAAAATGAAAATGGCTCAAACTGTAATGGCCACAGCTACAGGTGCTATAGAAGCTTATAAAGCAATGGTAGGTATACCGTATGTAGGGCCTGCCTTAGCCGCAGTAGCTGCTGCTGCTGTTGTAGCAATGGGTGCTAAGCAGTTGTCTACTATCGCTTCTTCTTCTTATAATGGTGGCGGTTCTATCGGAGCAGCCGGTGGAGGAGGAGGTCAAGCTGGCAAAATTTCTATGGGTAGTAGAAACAGTAGTGCCGATCTTGCAACTTCTAGAGGAGCTCGAGGAGAGCTAGCTTACGCAAGGGGTGCGGACGGCACTGGTGGTATGGACTCATTTAAACCAGCTTTCTCTGGCTACAAGAACAGAGCCGAGGGAGGCAATACCGGCTTCGTAGTAGGAGAGCAGGGGCCAGAATTATTTGTTCCTGAAATGCCAGGCAGAATAGTTCCTAATGATGACATCGCAGCAGGCGGAGTAAGTAATGTGAGCTTCAATATCAATACAGTAGATGCATCAGGAGTAGAAGATCTACTTGTTGCACAAAGAGGAAACATCATAGGAATGATTAGACAGGCCGCCAATACATATGGGCAGGACTTTGTAGAAGACGTAGACACTTCAACGTTTACACAATCTGCAGGTGGAGTGAGTAGATACTAATGGCACAATTTGCAAATTTTCAAAATGTTTTACCTGATCCAAATAACGCTATTGGAACAGCAGGTCAAGTAGCAGGAGACGCAGGCCCGGGGTTTGCGTCAGTCCAGTTGACTTCTAATCAGCCCATTATTAAAGATTTTACTAACTCAGGAAGGCTGCTCGCACGTGCAGTAGCTGCCCATAAGTGGACAATAAATATTAAGTATAATCCAATGATAAGAGCAGATTTTGAAAATATCTATACTTTTATTTTAGGTAAAAGAGGCGGCCTAACTCCTTTTTATGTGTCTCTACCGCAGCATAGAGTCCCTCAAGATATCTCTTTTGCTAATTGGACAGATACAGTTAATTTAGATGCTACATCAACTTTAGCTGCAGGCGCTACTAAAGCTCTATTAGGGAAAGGTGGTTATAGCAATACTACTAATAAAACTCCTCTTCCTGGAGATTTATTTACTATAGACGGATCTAACTCAAATCACACTAAAACTTACATGGTAACTCGAGTAGAGAATAGTAGTGATTATCAAAGTGGACAACCACAGCCTACCTCTAGTCAGGTAAGAATTCATTTTGTACCAGGCTTACAGAAGGCAGTAGCTGCAGCTGATGACTTTGTTTTTCATAATCCGTTAATCAAAGTAATAGCAAAAGACGTTCAACAATATTCATTAAATACAGATAACTTATATCAGTTTTCGTTAAGCCTAGAAGAAGTACAGTAATGGCAATAAGAGATTTAGACAGCGGATTAGTAGATTCTTTACTAGAGAATGAACCGTTTGCGTATGCACACCTTGTTAAGTTTGAAAAGCCTGTCGTAACGACAGGAGGCAAGAGTGCGCGTAAAGCAACAGATTACGCTTATATAAGTGACGGCTCTATAGACATAGTATTTGATGATCTGTCACAAGATGTACAAAATAATAACAATGGACCTCAAACATACATTGCAAATAAATTAATAAGTGTGGGAGACATGTCAGAGAGTACTCAAGCTAAGACGTCTTCTATTAGTTTAAAAGTATCCGCTGCAGCTCTCAATACCTCATTAATTACTAGCCTAAATATAACCGCTTCTAGCATTACAGCTACACAAGATTTAGTAGAAGCGGGCTTCAGAGAGGGAGACTTAATAGAGTTACTAAGTGGCTCCGGTAATAATGATACTAAAAAAATAAGAATAAACTCTTTTTCTAATGACAATAAAACTGCAAGTGTGACAGGTATGTCCACACTTACAAGTGAAACAGGTGTTGTCTATAGTTTAAATTTTTGTAGTCCAGAAGTTCAGGGTATTCTAAATATTCGTAGCGATAGTAGTTATGCCGGCTACATAAACAGAGATGTTTTTGTATATAAGGCGCACCTAGACTCTGAAGGACTTATTATTGGCAAACCTTACCTACTCTTTAAAGGTATAATTGCATCCGGAAAACTAACTGACGATGTTACCTCTGCGGCCAGTGTGTCGTGGTCTGTCACTAGTCATTGGTCAGATTTTAGTAGAATTAGTGGTAGACTTACTTCTGACGCCCAGCATAGAGCTTTAGACGCAAATAATAGACCGGACAGAGAAAGCGTTCATAGACCGTCCTATGCTACTGACTTAGGGTTTTTACATAGCGAGCAAGCTATTAATTTAGTTTCTACTTATCAGGTTAAAGAAAGTAGAATTAGAACTACTGTGAAAAGAACTTGGTATGGAGCAAAGAAATACAGAACTTATGAGTACGAAGTAGATGTAGACAGAGAAGTAGATTTACGCTTTAATCTAGATGCAAAGTATTTGCCCGTGGTTTATGGTGTAAATAAGTTGGATAGCATACCTGTATTTGTAGACACTTTAGCAAGTGATTCAAAACAAGTTTTTGTGGCCTATGCAATCTCAGAAGGAGAGATAGGCGGTATTTATGATATCTATATGGATGACACGTCTTCAATATGTATAGATTCTAACGATTTTGATACTCGCTCCTCTCAAACAACTGAAAACACTATAGATGTACTTTGTTCTGGACGAATGGATAGAGGAGACACTCTTGCCCCTAGAGTTCGTTTCTCTGGAACATTTAATGCGCAGTCTCACTCATTCTCTCAAGGTTTCAATACATGGGACTCAGAGGGTAGAGGAGCGCACGCTAGAAGTGAGCCGCTACCTACGCCTGTAGCTAGCTTTAACTCAGGAGGTGCAACTACCCAAGGATCTGGTCTAACTCATGAAGCGTCTACTTTTTTCAGTACTCCTCTGACCGCGAGTCTTACTGTACATACTGGTAAACCTGAGCAAAGAGCCAACTCTGTACTTGTACAAAACGCTAGTAATTTTAAAGTAGGGTCTACGTATTATAGCGGCTCCGCAGACTATTGGGGAGCGAATCATGCCTTACTAGATACTGCGTACGTAGTGGCAAACTATGAAATTGGAGAAGGTGAAACAACTATACCTTCCTTAGACTTTGTTGTAAGGGGTAAAGGAATAAGATGCTATAATTATGACTATTCATATGAGCAACATGCAGGGTACGAGTCTTCTGATACTGCTCTTACTTCGTTTAATATAGGCGAAGCAGTAACTATTAAAAAAACTAGTAACAATAGTACTATTACCACTACTACTGTTGCTGATAAATATACTTTAACTAGAATGGATGGAACCCTTTCTACAAGGGTACGCTTTGCTAGTGACCCTACAGGTTCTACTACAGAAACAAGTTTTTACATGCAAAGTGGTAGTAAAGTCTATCACGTAGCAGCTCATAATCACGTTGAGAACTCAGGCGTAGTCCCTGTGATTCTACAGAAACAAGTAGTAAGTGCCGCCGCAGCTTCCGATAATAACTCGGCTGAAGTCAATATAGGCACTGGATTTACCCAGTATCAAGCAGCCCTAACAGCAGGCCGTAAAGTATCAGTAACATCTACCGGAAATTTCTTGACAGGTGGAGTTGATTGGTTAAACAGTTTTGAGTTTACATACTCAGGTTCTGTTATCTCAGGTCTTGGCAGTACGGGTACAGGATCTTCGACTCTTGTAAATAAATTTATAACTGTAAGAGACGGTATAGCTCTAGCATCTAGTGCTTCGAGTACTGATGATATCTATAACGGTTTAACTATAGAGCTAACAAATATACACGCAGATGGTAGCACAACAGTACAAAGACGTACTATTTCGGATTACAATGGTTCAGCAAAAGTTGCTACTGTAGATACTGCATGGGAGTATGATAATATTCCCAAAGCTTCAGATACCTATAAGATATTTCCTGCCGATGATATTAGAGTAAGCATTAACCCTGCAATTCAATTCTTAGACTATATGACCAGCTCTAGGTATGGGGCGGGTCTGGACACTACTAATGATCTCGACTTAGACTCTTTTTTGTTATCTGCACGTAAGTGCGATACCAAATCTGACGTAACAGTTATATCTAGCACCACCGCAACCATAGCCGTAGGAGATGTATACAAACATTCTGTATCTTCAAAAACACTGTTCCAAGGGACTGTGGAAAGTGTTTCTTCCGTAACAATTAATGGAACTGCAAGAACTCAAGTTACTTTTACAGACGTAGTAGGAAAGCTTGGTAATAGATGGGCAGATTGGAAATACTTCTATACCGGAGAACTATACTATAATCTAGGTACTTTATACCAAGCAACAGCGGACGGAGTAAGTGGTGCTAACACTAATAGTAATGTAGTAACCGCCTTCAATCTTGAAAAGGTTTCAGGTAGTGGATCAAGTACTATTACTTTAGGATCCGGTATAGGTAACTTTGATGGAAATCCTCTAGTAATGTCTTATGACACTGCTTCCGAGTTATTTAATTCTGGGTATGAATTATATGACTCCGATAGTGTTAAGTACTGGAGATACATGGGGTGGGAATCTCAAAATCAGAGAGAGGTTACGCGTCATCAAACTAATGTAGTACTCGATACAAAAAGACCTGTATTTTCAAATATTAACAGTATGTTGGGGCATTTTAATGGTTTAATCAGATACTCGAACGGTAAGTACTTTTTAGACGTTGAATCTGCTGCTGGAGCAGCCACTTCGTACACTTCAACAGCAGGAGAGAGCTACGCAGTAAATGAAATTAATGCCTTAGATATAATAGGTAGCATAGATGTAGAAGATGCGGGCCAGAAAGGCACTTTTAATCATGTAGACGTTAATATAAACGATCCTCAAAATAGATTTGAACCAAGATCTGTAGTATTATTTAATTCTAACTATTTGAAAGAAGATAGAATGGTTCCTAAGAAGGGCAAGGTTGACTCCCCTTATGTAACTAATTACTACAATGCTAGAGTAAACGCTAAACAATATTTAGACCAATCTAGAGCAGGCCTTAAGATTAACTTCACATTAGGACCTTGGGCTATTTTATTAGTTGCAGGTGATGTTATAAGAATAACTCATCCTAGATTCGGCTGGACTAATAAGTACTTTAGAATCACTAACTTAAACTTTAAAAATAATTGTTTAGTACAAGTTACTGCCGAAGAGCACGAAGAGAATGCTTATATAGTTCAAGCAGATAACCCAGGAGATATTGTAGCAGTAGAAGGAATAGCAGCAAACCTACCTGCTCCCGCAGCTCCTAGTAATCTTTCTGCTACTCAAACTGATCGAGGCGGTATCGCTCTTAGCTGGACTAATATCACTAAATTTAACCCAGCTAGTTATAGTGTTCAGATCTGGAGATCTAACGATAACAATAGGTCTAATGCTAAAATTGTTGGCATTTCGAAAGGAGATGTATTTACAGACGCTGTAACAGGTGCGGGTAAACAAACTTTTTACTATTGGGTAAGATACGCAGTCCTGGTAGTTAGTCAAAGAAGCTCAGGAGTAGCTCCTAGAGAAGTATTCTCTACTTATTTTCCTGCGAGTGCGACTGGTGGACAAGTTGGCGTATCAGACGGAGCGCAAGATGCGCCTGTAGTAAATTTAACTAATGATAATGTTTCTATAATTGCACAAGCAAACGGAGTAGTTTCTTCATTTGCTAACTCAGGCACCACCATTACAGCTTTTATAGGAGATGTTCAGCTTCCTTATGACGGCACAGCTCCCTACACAGAGCCTTCTTTCAGAGTAACGAGTGTAGTACCTTCAACAGGCGTAACTATAGATAGCACTCCTACTATAGGAACTAATAGTTATGCATTGGGTGAAATTACAGGCTTCACTCAGGATGTCGGCACAGTAAGCTTCACTATAGTTGTAACAGATAGTTTAGGTAGAGCTAATACCTATCAGAGAGTTCAAACTATAACAAAGAGCAAGCGCGGTATCCAAGGACCCCAAGGCGCTCAAGGCGTTCCTGGTCCCGACGGTCTTCCAGGAGAGCAAGGTCCACAGGGTGTTCCTGGTGCTCAAGGGCCAGGGGGTCCTACAGGCCCTACAGGTGCTACAGGCCCACAAGGAGTCGTCGGAGCTCAAGGCCCAGGAGGAGCAGCAGGTTCCGCAGGCGCAGCAGGACCTGATGGGTTAAGTGCGTTCTTATTCTATAACGGAGCAGCGAGAACAACTCTCGATAACAGCCCTTCGATATCAAACTGGTCCAGCGGAGGTACTTATGCGCTAGGTAGTGTAAGACAGCATAGTAGTAAAGTTTGGGCAGCTACTCAGGCACATACTGGTCGCAGCACTGTTCCTCAGTCAGATACTTCTTTTTGGGTTCAAGTATTTGCAGGGGGCAGCTCTGCGGTATCTGATATGACCAAGCTTACCCCCACTTTTTATAATGGAGCTCAAGGGTACTGGTTCACAGTAGATGAGCAAACTTCTAGCCGTTGGTTTGCAAATGCAACTCAAATATCTGGCGGGGTGACAGGTGTAACACACACTATTATAGGTACAGCGCTAAGTAGTACTGCTTTAGTCTCTGGCAGCTTTGGAGATCCTTTAATTACTGAAGGACAAACAGGCCCAACAGGAGCTACAGGTCCACAAGGTAATCAGGGCCCCACAGGCCCTACAGGGTCTCAAGGGCTTACAGGAGCTCCTGGTCCCCAGGGACCTCAAGGACCACAAGGTAATACCGGCCCTACAGGTGCTACAGGACCTTCTGGTGCTGCTGGAGGCACAGGACCTACGGGACCTCAAGGCGCAACAGGACCTGCTGGAGCTCAAGGACCCGCTGGACCTCAAGGACCTCAAGGACCCAATGGACCCGCCGGCCCTCTAGGACCTGCAGGTGGAGCAGGTAATCCAGGACCTCCAGGCGGTCAAGGACCACAAGGACCCCAAGGTCCTCCAGGACCTAACGGAGTATCTCCAACGGCAGTAACAGTTAGTCAGTCCACTGTAGTTAAAGCACAGTCTGGTACTGTTACTGTAACGTGGACTAGAGCCACGGGGTCAACTACTAGTACAGCAACTAGGACAGTAACAGCTAACTCTAGTACTGAAAAGATGGTTTGGCAAACAGGGAGTCTTCCTAGCGGTTGGAGTCAGACTAATTCTCCTTCGGGAAACAATGCTAGAACGGTTGTTTGTACTTTAACCTTTAATAGTGTAGCGGCTGCTTCCTCGGCTTCCTACTTTGATGACGCCGCTAAGTGTATAAGTCCTGATTCTTTGATTGAATTGTATGAGGGTACTTTGGTTAGAGCAGATAGTTTAAATTTAGGAAATCTAATAGTAACCCACGAAGGAGTTACAAAAATTACAGACATTATAAAAAATCATGTAAGAGACCATTACTACATTATAAATAATGAATTAAAGATAACTAATGATCATCCTATGTTTAAACTTGACGGAACAATAGTAACTCCCGAAAATATAAAAATAGGAGATAAACTAAAAAATAGCACTGTTACTTCTATAGAAAAAATACCTGAAGAATTAAATTCAGTGTATATTGAAACTGAAAATGGGATATTAGACATTGTATCCCCTACTACTATCTATACCTTAAAAGGAGGTTATTAAATGTTATTACCAATACCGGACAATGTGCACACGTACAAGTATACTCTGGTTACTGGGGGAGTTACGTACACACTAGAAAAAGCAAGTCTTGATGATAAAAGTTTTGTTTTGTCTTGTTGGGATGATAGCACTTCCAACCCTAATAGTGCTGGCTACAATCTTACAAACGCACAGTATTTTGACAAATTTGCTATAAATAAAACACTTATGCTTAGATCTACTATGGAACCCGGCACTGAGGAAAATACAGCATCCGTATATAAAATTGATGGGGTCTCTACAGGCTATGTACAGTCTATAAGAGTAGCAGCAGATGACGGTAGTATAACCTCAATTCAGCCCTGGTTGCATATTCATTCTGACTTTAGAGGGCAAGGAAAATTAAAATATTTTATGGGTCTGGTTCAATTCTCTCAGTTTTATAGGGAACAAGAGTTGGTAAAAGGCACAGCAAATATAATAGATTCAGCTATAGGAATGAAAAAAGTTTATAATGATATAAATGCAACTTTTAGGTCAACTTCAGACACTCCTGGAATAGGCATAATGCATGAAATGGAAACGTCAAAAAGCAATTGGGACTCTTACATTAATGATAAGGGGTGGGAATTTTCGTACTCAACGGCCCAATCTCCTATATCTGATTCCAAATGGCAAACCCCTGAGGTTACAATTGCAAGATCTGGGTTAACTTGGAACAGAGAATTTTAGTAGTGAATAACAATTTTTTGATATTTGATGATTTCTACAATAATGTGGACGAAGTAAGAAACTACGCTTTAGGACTAGATTTTAATGTACAAGGTAATTACCCAGGATTGCGTACAAAGCCAGAAGAGACAAACCAACTAGGGTATCTACAATCTTTTTTTGAAGAACTACTTCATAAAAAAATTACATACTGGCCTTCCGAGTATAATACTTCCTACCAGATTACTTTGGAGGATTCAGAGACTTGGGTTCATCACGATGATACTGAATGGGCAGGAGTATTATATCTTACTCCTGACCCTCTTTTGAGTAGTGGAACTTCGGTTTATAGACATAAAGAAACTCTTAATTACAAGTACCACTCAACAGATAGCATAGACTATAATGATAGTGACGATGCTAGAGACTTGGATAAATGGGAGCCTATATTATCTTCGAGTAATATTTATAATAGACTAGTGCTATACAAAGGTGATATGTACCATCGTAGCACTATCGCAGGATTTGGAACAACTAAAGAAACAGGAAGGTTATTTCAAACTTTCTTTTTTAATACAACAGGAGAATAATATGGCAACATGGACAATAGATAATTTACTATCATACGATAACTACGAAGAATCTAGTGGTGTAATATATGCAGCAGAGTATCGTTTAACCCATAGCGATGGATCAAAAACTTGTATAATAAGAGGACTAGTAAACTTAGATATTAGTGACTTAACATCTTTTATTACTTACTCTTCCGTAACTGAACAAAATGTTATAGACTGGGTAAAAGCAATACTTGGCTCTGAAGAAGTAACAGCTTTAGAATCTGTGATTATTAGCAGAGCACAAGAGCAAAATAGAAATGGAGTAACTACAGGGGTTACTTGGTAATGAGAGACAATTGGCAGTTATGGGAGGGGGCGTTAACTCCTCAAAGATGTGACGAGATAAAAAATAGTTGTTATAATGAAGTTTCTTTAACCGATGCTACTATATTCTCATCTGGGGATTTTCATCCAGACCGGACAGTTAGAGACACTAAAATAGGCTGGGTACAAACTCCGGAAGTCGTAGCTATTTTAAAAGATTATGCGAATAGAGCTAATAGACTAGCTTTCGGGTTCAATGTCGATTATTTACCTCCCGTACAGTTTGGAGAGTACTCTAAAGGGTCGTACTATCACTGGCACTACGATATCAACTGGAATGCGGACAGTATGTATGATAGAAAATTATCAATATCAATACAGCTTTCTGACCCTAATACTTATCAAGGCGGGGATTTCGAATTTGAAAGCATAGAGAACCCTACGAAATTTAAGACACAGGGCTCCATATTAGTATTCCCTAGTTATAATGTTCACCGAGTAACAGAAATTACGGAAGGTACTAGAAATTCTTTAGTTGGATGGATGGAAGGCCCCAGATGGAGGTAAGAAAAAATAATTCTTGACTACGCAAGTCCCCTTTGTTATAATTTGATCATGGAGAATTTAAATGAGCGCAGCTAATTACGACCTAGTTATTGATCAGGGATCGACTTTTGCTATTGACTTAACTGTCAAAGAGTCCGGTGTCGCCAAAAATCTAACCGGCTACTCAGCCAGGGCACAGATGCGCTCGACTAAAACAGCCGCCAGTGTTTCAGGTACTTTTACTTGTACTGTGCTTAACCCAGCTTCTAATGGTGTTCTTAAAATGGAGCTCCCCGCAAGCACCTCTAGTGCTATGTCAGCTGGACTCTATTTTTATGATTTAGAGATTCATACAGGCAGTGACGCTATAGTTAAAAGACTGCTTGAGGGTAAGGTAACCATAAATCAAGAAGTAACGAGATAACAATGGCCGTAGATACAATACTAATTACAGAGCAAGTAACTGACTTAACTGTTACTTCAACAAATAATATAGCTATAGACTTAACTACAGACGATGTAAGTGTTACAGTTAATAATATAGCTCTTCCTATCAACAATACAGATGCACAAAACGTTGCTTTCACCCCCTATAATACTATAACAGCAACAAACGTAGAAGATGCTTTAAAGCAATTAGCAGATCAAGATTTCAGAAGTACTAGTGCTCCCACAGGTGCTACAGTAGAAGAAGGGGATACTTGGTACGATACTGATGACAATCAGTTAAAAGTTTATCGCGAAACTAGCTCAGGAGTCTTTGCTTGGGTTCCTATAATTGTAGGTAACGAGTCTCCCGACTCTGATACGCTAGACGCAGGAGCCTTCTAAGGCTATTTTGGAGTTCTAAATGGCTCAAACAATTAAAATCAAACGCAGTACCAGTACTTCTGCACCGAGTTCTCTTGCCCAAGGCGAGCTAGCATATTCGGATAGCAGTGACAAATTATGGATTGGTGCTCCTGCAGACAGCGCAGTAATCGCTATTGGTGGTAAGTTATACACAGATATGTTGGATCATACTGCGGGTACCCTTACAGCCAGTAGTTCTATTATTGTAGACTCTAATAGTAAAGTAGATCAGCTAAAAACTGCTAATCTTACTATAGGGGCTAACAGTATTACTTCTGGCTCTGGAGATATCGATCTAGTAGCTTCTGGTAACTTAGATATTGATGCAGGTACTATAGATACTTCTAGTCAGGCGACTGAGTTTAAGATTGTAGACAACTCTGCTACTTCTATTACGTTTACAGAAGGCACTAATAACTACATTACGTTAGTAACTACTAACTCTGCTGAAAAGATTATTTTCAACAAGGCGCTGCATTTTGGGAATGTTGCAAGTACTGGATACGCACTACCCCTTACTGATGGTACTTCAGGGCAAGCTCTAATTACGAATGGTAGTGGGGCAGTATCTTTTCAGTCTATCTCTACTACTTTAGGTATTTCCGGCACTTCCGGAACAGATACAGTATCTTTGGTTACTGACACTCTCGCATTTGCAGGAGGAGCAGGTATTAGCACTGCAATTACAAATAACACTGTTACTGTAAATGCGGCAAATATTACACTAGGATCTAGTACTCTTACACTAGGCTCTACGACTACTGCTCTCGCAGGAATCACTCAATTAGATGTAGATAATATACGGGTAGATACCAATACTATTTCTTCAACTAATGCTAATGGTGATATTACTCTAGCCCCTAATGGCACTGGGACAGTTAAAGTTCCTTCTGGCTACAAAGATAGATCTGGTTTCACGACTGATTCTCTAGCAACTAAAGAATATGTAGATGCTATTAGCCAATCTCTAGACGTTAAAGCATCCGTTAGAGTAGCAACTACTGCTAATTTAGCAGGCACCTATAATAATGGTAATGGTACTATAACCGCAGGCTCAAATGCTGCTATAGTAATAGATGGTGTGACTCTTTCTACAGGCAATAGAATACTTGTAAAAGATCAAACAACTGCTACTCAAAATGGTATCTACACCGTCACAACGGCAGGGGACGGGGCTACTGCTTTTGTAATTACTAGAGCGACAGATGCTGATACCAATATAGAAATAACCGGGGGTACATTTACTTTTGTAGAAGAAGGTAGTACTTTTGCAAATAATGGTTTTGTATTTACACACAATGGTTCCCCTACTTTAGGCAGCACCAACCTTACCGTATCTCAATTTTCCGGCGCAGGACAAATCACCGCAGGTGATGGATTAACTAAGTCAGGAAATACTATAAATGCAAATCCTGATAATATAACTACAGAGATTTCTTCAGACACTATTAGAATTAAAGACATATCTACTACAGCAATAGGTGATATACTTATTGGTCAGGCATCAGATGGCGGATACACCAGACTAGTTAAACCTAGTGGCAATGTAGCTACTTCAGACTACTTATTAAGTATGAATACTTCGGGTGTTGCTTCTTGGGGTAACTCACTGGACGGCGGAACTTTCTAAATAAACTCTCTCTGCGTATATACGCAACTCTAGGAGGGCCAGATGGCACAAACTATTAAATTAAAACGATCAGCAGTTGCTGGTCGAATACCCTCTACCTCAGATTTAGATCTGGGCGAAATCGGTATCAATACCGTAGACGGCAAAGCTTACATTAAAAAGAGTGTCAGTGGTGTGGAGTCCGTAGTACAGCTTGGTAGTGCTGCGGCAGCTGCCGATGCCATCATGGTAGAGTATCAGTTTACTGCAACCAATAATCAAACTAGCTTTAGTGGGGGTGACGATAATAGTGTACAGCTTGGTTATACTTCGGGCGCAGTTCAAGTTTTTCTGAATGGTGTTCTACTAGATAACGGTATAGACTATACAGCTAATAATTCCGTAAGCGTGGTACTGGCAGAAGCAGCTACAACGGGTGACTTTTTACAGGTTATTGCCTTTAAAAAGAAAATCGGAGAGGGCAATGTATCTGTAGCTACCTTAAGTGGCAACGGTACTGCCACTGCGTATACTCTGCCTTTAGATCCTGACAACGAGAATAACACCCGTGTTTTTATAGATGGTGTATATCAGTCAAAATCAAACTATAGTGTAAGCGGAACTACTCTTACTTTTTCGACTGCTCCTCCTAATGGAACAGCAATAGAAGTAGAAATATCAGGACGCTCAGTCACATTAGATACTGCCGCAACTATAGATTTACCAGATAATACTAAACTTACCGCAGGCGATGCTGGTGATTTAGAAATCTTCCATGATGCTAGTAATAGTTACGTTAAAGACGTTGGTACTGGTAACTTAAAAATCTCCAGTAATAATCAAGTAGATATCACTAAAGGTACATCAGAAACGATGGCCAGCTTTGTAGTCGACGGTGCTGTCACTCTTTATCATGATAACGCTGCTAAGATTGCTACTTCCGCAACTGGTGTAACTATTACAGGTGCAGCAGCAGCTACTACTTTCTCTGGTGATTTAAGTGGCACAATCAATACTGCCACTACAGCAACAACCCAGTCTGCAGGTAATAATAGTACTAAAGTTGCTACTACCGCTTATGTAGATGTGGCTATTGCTGCTCTAGGGGATTCAGCTCCTAACACTTTAAACACTCTTAACGAACTTGCAGCAGCTTTAGGTGATGACGCAAACTTTGCTGCTACTACAGCAACTGCTCTTGGGCTAAGAGTGAGCAAGACTGCTGATACGGGTGCAGCTGTTATCCCTGTAGGTACTACAGCGCAACGACCCACTGCAGCCGCCGGACAGTTCCGATACAATAGTACTCTGGGTAAATTCGAAGGGTATACTGA